CAAGCCCAAACCCGATGTCATGGAACAAACCGCGGGCAGATGGCGAAGCAATGGCAGGCCACAGTGACCACGGCACCGCCGCCCGGTTCTTCCCCCAATTCCGTTACAGCGCCAAGCCATCACGGGCAGAGCGCGACGCGGGCATCAGGGGGCCGCGTAAGACTGCTGGGAAAATGACGGGCGGAAGGGCGGAGGGTAGCCCGGGGCTGGACTGTCCGCGATCTGGAGCTGGCCGTCGTTCGGGCGCCCGCAACCACCACCCCACCGTCAAGTCCCTGGACCTGATGAGGTGGCTATGCAGGCTCATTACGCCCTCGGATGGCACCGTACTTGACCCGTTCATGGGCTCCGGTTCCACCGGGTGCGCGGCGTTGCTGGAGGAATTCAACTTTATCGGCATCGAGCAGGACCCGGAATATCTGGAGATGGCGCGGGACCGGCTGCACCATTGGGCCCCGATGTGGGCCAGCGAGGTGGCCTGAGTGATTCTCACCGAATTTCTGCGCCACTTCGAAAAAGTGGCCCCCTGCGGCAGCGAGTACGAGGCCCTGTGCCCGGCTCACGACGATCGGCAGGCCTCGCTGGCCATCGGCGAGGATACAGACACCGGCAACCTCAAGATCTACTGCCACAAGGGCTGCTCGGCCAAGGCCATCACCTCGGCTGTGGGGCTGAGCCTGCGAGATCTCTATAACGATGGAAACAAGGCCCCGGGTGGGGTCAAAAGAGCCCCGGGTGGGGCTCACAGGGGGCAGGGCATGCCCAAAAAACAACGCCAGCAGCTCGGCAGGGTGACAGAACGATACACCTACACCGATGAGCAGGGCCGAGCCGGCTGGCAGGTGCTCAGGTATGAGCCGAAAACATTCAGGCAGAAGCACAAAAACACCTCGGGCCGGTGGGCCTGGGGTAAGGGCCGGGAGGCCTGGCCACCCTACCAATTGCACCGGTTGGTGCAGGACCCTGATTCTGTGGTCTACGTGGTGGAGGGTGAAAAAGACGCCGATGCCCTGTGGCAAGAGGGCCTGCTCGCCACCTGCAACCCGGGAGGGGCTGGCAAGTGGCCGGCAGAGTACGCAAAGCACCTGCAGGGCCGAGACGTGGTGCTACTGCCTGACAATGATGAGGCCGGCAGGGCCCACATGGAAGCCGTGGGCAGCAGCCTGCGAGGGTGGGCCGGCTCGATCCGCACCCTGCAGCTGCCCGGCCTGGCCGAAAAAGGTGATGTAAGCGATTGGCTGGCCGCAGGTGGTGACGGCGAGGGGCTCGATCGCCTGGCACAGCAGGCCCCGGAGGATGGAAAGCCCACCCTGGAGCTGGTCTACCTGCACGACAGCCCCCCTGAGCCCACCCGGTGGGCTGTAAGGGGTGTTTTGCCCCTCGGGGCCTGCCTCGTACTCGGGGCCGAGGAAAAGACCGGCAAAACATGGGTGAGCTTCGACTTGGCCATATGCCTGGCCACAGGGGGCCGGCTGCTCGGCAGCTGGCAGCCCGAGGAGACCGGCAAGACACTGATTTACAGCCCCGAGTCAGGCTGGAATGCCCGCAAAAGCAGGCTGTGGGGCCTTTGCTGGGGCCGGGGGCTCGATCCCCGCGAGGTACTCGCCGAAATCCCCTTTATCAAGGGCAGAGTCAACCTCGGCGAGGAGCGCCAGCGAGACCACCTGGCCAACACCGTGGCCAAGCTGGCCCCGAGGATGTTGGTCATTGACCCCTTGATCACAGCTCACGAGGGCATTGACGAAAATGCCAGCAGTGACGTGCAACCCGTCCTAAATGCCATCCGAGATGTGTCCGAGGCCTGCCCGGGCACAGCTGTGGTAGTGGCCCACCACCTCGGAAAGGGCCATGTGGGCAAATCTGCCTTTCACGGGCTGCGGGGCAGCTCGGCCATCGGGGCATGGGCAGACGGCAGAATCAGCCTGGCCCGGGTGGGCGAGGAGCCGAGCTCACCGAGGCGCGTGGATATCGAACACCGTGACGCCCCGAGCCCCGAGCCCGCAGGATACGAGCTCGAAGTGGGGCCGGGGCAGCTGGAGGGGCTCAGCAGCTTCAAACTGTCACCCGTTGACGCCGCAGCCCTGACACCCTCCACAGGGGGGGCCAAGCTGGACGAAGATCTCAAGGATGAAATCGCAGCCCTGGTGGACCGCGAGCCCGGCCAGCTCAAGCGCTACGCCGTGGCCAAGAAGTTGGGCCAAAACAAGCCCCGGATCAACCGCCACGTGGCAGCCATGGAAGCCGACGGGATGCTGTGTCGCACCCCTGATGGGTTCCTCTGCCCCGGGCCGGCAGGGCTGCTGTGATGGGCCCGAAAGTGTCTCACGAGCAGGGCAGGAAAAGTGGTAACGGGACTGGTAACGTTACCTGCCGTTACCAAAACGTGCAAAACGGGCACAAATCTACAAAAAAGCGTCAAGGCTCTAGGTCAGGTGAGGAACGTAACGGGGCCCCCTTTAGGGGGGCCCGTTACGTTACCACCCTAGGCCTTTCCGGCAAACTGGGCAAAACGAAACCGGGCCAGCAGGGCCACCTTGAGCCCAGGTCTAACAGGGGTGGAAAATTCCACCACCAGCGTAAGGGGTAAAAAGTGTCTCACGTAATCATGCTCGGCATCGACCCCGGCCTGCAGGGGGCCGTGGTGGGCCTCACTGCAGACCGGCAGCTGTGGCGATATGCCGACCAGCCCACCCTGAAGGAAACCAAGAGCCGGCGAGGCCTGGACATCGGGGCCACCTGGCAGGAGGTGGAAAGCTGGGGCCAGGCTGCCCGGGCCGATGGGCTGCGGCTGGCTGCCATCCTTGAGCAGGGCTCACCCCGGCCACGTGAGGGGGTGCGATCGGCTTACTCCACCGGCAGGGCCGTCACCCTGTGGGAGGTGATACTCACGGCCCTGCAGATCCGCTATCAGCTGGTGAGGCCCAACGTGTGGACCCGGCAGGCCCTCAAGGGCATCAGGGCTGAGGGGAAAGACCGGGCCATCCTGCGGGCTGAGCGCGAGATCCCCGAGCTGCCCTGCCGAGGCCCCCGGGGTGGAAAATTGACGGGCCGAGCTGACGCGGCCTGTATGGCCCTGTATGGCCTTGAGGCGTGGGGGTGAGCCATGGGCAAGGGCTGCCCGAAAACGGGCCACCTGTGGCCACCTGGGGCCCCTGTGTGGGTGCTATGGCCTGCCGGGGTTGCCGGCCCCGCCAGGGGAAGGGTGCCGGGGTACTACAAAGGACCAGGAAAGGGTGGCGCCCATTACGTTACGAGCAGGAAAAACAGCGGGGCAGGCTGGTGGGTGCTGCCCGAGAGGATCGAGGCGAGGAAATGACCCCCTGCCGGCCCATAACCCGGTGGATTAGAGAGCCCCTGACCGGGCCGGCAGGGGGGCTATTTTGAGCCCGAGAGCCCTGGCAGAGCACCTGGCAGCAGCTGCCCGGGCCGGTGGGCCCGAGGTTGTGCAGCGGGTGATCACTCTGCTCGGGGCCGATGGTGCTATCATCACCTCACCGGGTGGTGGGCACCACACCAAGGAGGTTTCGACGTGCTCACGCGAAACGAAAGGGGCCGGCCCCGGGCCGGGGCTCGAATCGCAGGCCCCTACAGAACAGGGAAGCGATACCAAATCATCAGATACGGCAGCAGCGGTGAGCGGTTGGCTGCGAAGTACTTCGCCAGCAAAGCAGCGGCTGAGCGATTCGCAGCCGAGGCCCGCCGGCAGCTCGGTGGAGAGCAGGAAACGGTGAGCAGCAGCCTGCAGGCATACGAGACTCATCAGAGGGCCAAGGGGCTGAGGCCTCGCACCATCAGCAATGCCCGGGCAGCCATTGTGGCCCTGTGGGGCCACGAGGTGAGCCGGCCCATGGCTCAGCTCGGCCAGGCCCTGCTCGCTGGCAGGGTGGCAGAGCGCCTGCAGGCCTGCACCGTGGCCGCTGTGGCTACCGAGGTGCGCACCATGAAGACGTGGGCCAGGTGGGCCAAGGCCGAAGGGCTGCTGACCGATGGCCAGCTGGCCGGGCTGCTGTCTATTGTGGTGCAGGGGCCGAGGGGCCGGGGCAAACCACAGCTCACCGTGAGTGAGGCTCGGGCCTGGCTGGCCGTGGCCCTGCAGTGGGCCCGTGAAGGCCACGAGGGCGCGCTGGTCAACGCCTGCTGCCTGCTGCTCGGGCTCAGGCTGCGAGAGGTGTTAGACCGGCAGGCTCGTGATGTAGACGACGGGGGCAGGCTGCTGTGGGTGCGGGATGCCAAGACGCGGGCCGGCGATCGGCGGGTGGAGGTGCCCGAGGTGCTGCAGGGCCTGCTCTGCACCTATGCCGAGGCTCGGCAGCCCACCGAGCTGGTGTTTAGCGGCGACGGGCAGACCCCGAGGGCCAGCAGCTGGGGCCGCAAGTGGTGTGTCGACATCTGCGAGGCTGCGGGCACCGTGAGGGTGACACCTCATGGCCTGCGGGGCACCCATGCCACCCTGGCCGAGGCTGCCGGGGCCACCGGGCACCTCGTGGCGAGCAGCCTTGGCCACAGCTCCACCGAGGTGGCAGCGAGGCATTACACGGCCCCTGGGGTGAGGCAGCAGGCAGCTCGGGGCCGAGCTCTGCAGGTGATCCAAGGGGGCCGGGAGTGATGGAACAATTCGAGAGTTTCTCCATCACCACCCGGGCCCTGCAGCGTAACCCCTTGAAATCAGAGCGGGACACGGGGCTCGAACCCGCGACTCCCAGCTTGGGAATTTGCAGCACAATAGAGGGATAACAACGGGTTAGGCCATGCCTGGCCCATCACAGTGGTACTTACCACCCGGTAATGATTAAGGATTGATGTGATGAAGAAAAGCAGGGGCCAGCCTAGAAACCTTGACATAGGGCCAAGTGTTCTGCGAACAGGGCCGGCCCCTGCTTTGTTGTCTCAAATGACCAGTGGAGACAAGGAGGACCATGCGTGAGTTGGCACTATTTGCAGGGGCAGGAGGTGGGATCCTCGGAGGCCATCTGTTGGGATGGACAACAGTTTGCGCCGTCGAAATCGAGGACTACCCTCGGCGAGTATTGCTTGCTCGGCAGCGCGACGGGGCCCTGCCACGGTTCCCAATCTGGGATGACATCACCACCTTCGACGGGCGACCCTGGCGAGGGCGAGTCGACGTTATCAGCGGCGGGTTTCCATGCCAGGACATCAGCGCCGCCGGAAAGGGCGCCGGAATCGAGGGATCCCGCAGTGGTCTATGGCGGGAGATGGCGCGAATTATCGGTGAAGTACGACCCCGATTCGTCTTCGTGGAAAACTCACCGATGCTTGTTCGACGAGGACTTGCCGTGGTCCTCGGTGATCTTGCCGCGCTGGGGTTCGATGCTCGGTGGTGTGTGCTGGGAGCACATCACGCCGGGGCACCCCACAAGCGGGACCGGATCTGGATATTCGCGAGTCAGCGGAGGAGGATGGCCGACCCCCCGCAGCACGGACGGCTCACATGGTGGGCGAGTGACCCCGCGGAAGAGCCGGGAAGGTGGGAGCTTGATCGAAGCGGTGAGTGCGCGGATGTGGCCGACGCCAACGG